CATTTAAAACTACACCAAGTTTATCAGCTAGTTCTTTTGCTTGATCGAAGTATCTGTAAGATTTCAAACCAAGTTTTAATTTCTGCATTTTTTTATCTACATGCTGAAACATTTGTTGATGAGTTTTGATTACATCTGATTGTGCATTATTAAAACTACAAAACCATAAATAAGTTTCATGGTCAGTTTTAAATCTTCTACTAGAACAATAATCACTACCAATTACCCAAAGTTTATAATCGTTATCCCACTCATCTTTTGGGTACATGGTATTACCACTTACATCATTACGACTACCATAACCCAAAAATTTATTTACTGCACTTTCTGAATTATAATAAGTCGGATTTCTTTTTTCATAGTTGTCAGCAAGTCGAACACTATAATCAGCGTCAATGTCTTTTGCTTTCATCTCATCACGATACCATGAAGTTAAGAAATCTTTTTCACTATCAAACTTAACATGAACATCTTGTTCTCTTTCAACCATGTCGCCATGATAATCTTTTTCGAGTTTCATTTCATTTGATTGAACATGAAAACAATTGTCCTCATAGATTTGTCCACCACTTCTTTCACCATACTTATTAATCATTGATCTAATTGTATCAACATCTTCTTGTGGGTGGTGTTTTCTTACAAGTTTTTCCATGATTGTTTTTGCTTGATTACGCATAACAGTATATTTGTCTTTTGCGTCTTGCCATGCTTTCTTAAA